GGGCTTTATACTTTATAAAATTGCAACTACAAAACCGGGATCACCGGAAAACTATGGCGTGAGCCATAGTTACAAAAATCGTTACAAATTTGTATTAAGCCCAGGGCCATAGCCCACGTATCTAGCTACCGATACGGTTAGTTTAACGTCCTTCGACGTAAGGCGCAAAAGCGCCCTGTTTCTAGTTTGGGACCAGAACCCACATCTCACGATGATTAGTTTAAGCTCTTCAGCTTATATTTGGACTAATTGTAAATCTTAGCCAAATACATGGGTGGTACATTCAAGTAACACAACAATGAAAAATCATCTCCAGCCGCTACATACCTATCATAAGCCATAATGATAGGAGTAGTAGTGCTAACTGCTGTGCGTACATCCACTCCAGACCCAAACAAAATAGTATTGTCTGGATGACGAGTAGGAATATACCGAAAATTGGAATGATAAGGAATTTCCACATCCAATGTTTCTTTATCTGAAGAAATAGACAATCCAGAAACGCCTGTGTGTGCTGGGAAAATCGTTTTCTTAGTCAACCGAGAATGCTGAGTAGAATTAGTGAAATAAATAGGTAAAATAGTGGAAACAATTTGCAATAATTGAGGACCAAACAAAGATCTAACAGCTGTTACATTGTCGGTTGCCACAGTGTTTCCCGTAGGCACAAACCTATTTCGCATTCCACCTCGTCTGCCTAAATAACATGGAGAAAACCAAGCCAAAAAATTCATGTGGGAATCGTTGACGGGTGTAGTTCCACTTAAATTGACGGCACCCGGAGCAGCTCCTGGAGTGTAAATAAAAGATGAAACATTAAACCTGATAGAATTAATACCAGTTAAAGTCAACACTGTCAAACGCTCTCCTCTACAATACCTTTTAACAAGAGTCCTAATACTCATCACAGGATCTCCGTAAAAAATTGCAGCATTTTCAGCTCTTTTAACGCATTTGTTACCAAACATAACATGCGCTCGAGTTGCTACGCTCTTAACCGGTGTATCCTCAATCAATTCTCCAGACTGAGGAGTATAAGAAAATTGATCCAAAGCTCTATCTGAAGGATCAAAATACTCAATGTCATCGCCGGCAGCTGTGCACACCATAATGGAAATATCTGAATTTGCGGTAACATCAGGAGCTGTTAACTCATTCAGTATATACACTGATAATGTACCATTATCTTCACCTCCTCTAGGAAACAATGATGCTGTAGTTTCAAATCTACGTACAGTTGTGGAAGGAATAGTAGGAGTTAAATAAGCCACTTCCGAATTCCATCCAACGTCAATAACTGCTTCTTTAGAAGTAGATAAATCCCATATATACTGATATGCGGTATTGTACTCACCAGTAGAAACGTTTGCAAGTCCTCCTGGTTCATACACTATTCGCAACCTACCCCTGTGAAAAGACGAAGAAATTGCTTGAAACCTATACCGCATCGTTCCACGCCAAAACCGAAAAGGCATGGCTGCATGGCAAGAAGGAGTCATAAAAAACTGCGGTTGAATAATCAAACCAGGTCCGGTAGTGTACATGACCGGTGAAACTGCTATAGTAAAAATGCGAGTTTCAGGAACAATAGAAGCCCCCCAATTAAATTGAGTCAAATATGATTCTCTAATGGCAATGCTAGTTAATGTCATTTCATCTTTAGCCGCCAATCCTGCTACACGTGGATCAACTGTAACCTCTGCCTTATCATCAAAGGTTAAACTATTAATAGGTTCATGTTGTGTGGCGGAAGCAAAATTTGGATTACGCTTCCGATAAGCTACACAAATATCCGAAACCAATCTAGGTTTCACATAGCCAAATATCTTAGCAATCACACCCATAGCCCTAGCTCCAATTTGGGTAGCCATAGCATATGGACCGATAATAGGAATGCCTCCCAGCTTACCTGCTAAAGACGAAATAATAAAAGCGGGTCGTGAAACTACTCCCTGACCATATTCATCACCTGATTGAGGAACATAACCTGCTGGGTTAAAACCAGTAGGAACGGACAATACCATGTTCTCTGCCCATGCCATTACCGAAACGGTAATAGGTTCCACAACCCCTGACGTATGTCTCAAACCAGTGATTTCGCGCAATGTTAACAAATGCGCACCCACATGATCACCAGACAATATATTCCAAGCATTTCTCACTGATAAATAAGGCATTCTCAAACACCCCCCTTGACATGTGGTAGGGTCAAGATACACATGTGGCAATTGACTCTCAGATATAGCCAAAGAAGTATTCGATAAAGGTAATGTAGTTTGGAAATAATCCAAAACAGCTTGAGGTCGATGAGACGCCAATAACAAGCCATAATGAAACGGAGTCCCGTTGACTAAAATCCTGACGCACAAATCACATTTAAAATTTGCATTAGACGCCAATCTATTAATTACTCGCTTGTTACTAAACCACAATTGCAAAGGATCAATCTGAACCGGGACAAAAGGAGTGTTCACGGTCCAACTGTACGACGCAATCTTAATGGGACGAGCGAAATAATCGGCTATGTGCACCTCAGGAGCGTCAGCTTGATAATATGTATCATCTCTGGCGTTCATAAAATGATGTTCCACGTTAACAGTGTCGTCCTCCATTGTAGTAAGCACTTGTGTGGTTTTGGACTGGGTCTCGCCGACCGCGTGCAATTCACCAGATTGCTGTTGATAGACACCTAAACTCTTTGGAGTACTACCATTACCTCCAGCTCCCCCAGTCCCTTGTCCTGTGGATAACTCTACTGGCGTAACTACTGGAGTCGCGGGCGGTTTCGGCTTAAACCGCAAAGCTACCTCATTAAAATTTGTTTCCGGTATCACCATTACACCATTAACAAATCTAGGTTGCACGGTATCACGCACGTAATTAAAATACGCTTCTTCCCTAGCTTTAAAAACCTCAGGTATCAAAACACCTTTCTCGTCAAAAAACTCGGGAGGATTAGCAAAACCTGATTGAAATTCATAAAACATTATTGAACCAAATGAGTCCGCCACACTAAGACAGTTAGCAAAACAATCTGCATCAAATGGACAACAACCAAAAACATATCCATCGCGTTGCCTCCCTATTTCTTCTTCAGTTAATTGTTCATCAACAGTATCAAAAGCTTCCAATTCATCCCGATATGTTCGCTCTCTAACAAAATCACTAAAAGTGACGCTATTATGAGAGACTTGTAATTCATCCCGTTGGGGACTAGGGCTATCCGGCCCTTGCAGAATACTGCCATTTTCAGTTTGTGGGAGGTTACTAATCTCCCTTTGCATATTACTTTGTGTATTCGTAAGTGATAAATCTTATGTCGCCCTACACTTATTAGGCGACGATCGACGTCGAAAATTAAAGAAATTACAAGCGTAAGATGAACCTTCAACAATAAGTTCATCTTCCGTAAATCAATGTAATCCTAACCAATTTTTGCACCGCACTCGTCAAACGTATCCGTTAGATTAGCGCAGTGATGGAGAAAATCATGCCTGTCAGCGACAATGGTCAATTTGCGCTGCATATCGTCATAATAATCCTTACCACGAGGGAAAGCCTCCCTCAAAGCTGCATCACATACAGACCCGGCCCACTGAGAATCTGATACCTCAGTGGACTTCATCCTACAATGCAATGACTTAAAAACCGATGCCTCCTCTAGGGCCCCCATATATCTACCCTTCTCGCTACAATAAACTGATTTCCTTTTTAAAAAATCAACTTCTAAAATACTCATAAAATCAACATGTTCCCCTGACTTACTAGGAGGAGTGTATTTCATGCCTATACTGGTAATATAGTTGGATTTGGAAATATTATTGAAATCCACATAAGAGCTGTGCACACTCCCAATATCATCGTCACCATACGTCATCATAGACACTGCATCTTTAAAACGATTAACACCCGGATACATAGAAAATAAAGCACATCTAGATATCAAAGAGTTGGCAATAGAATTCACGTACACGGTTAAATTATGGCCTGACGGATTACTCCCCATCAATTTAATCAATGTCCCATCGTACGCCACTAACGGATACACTACCTCTGTAGCCAAAGATCTCATAATTGCTAAGTCGTCTCTAGTATATCCGCAAGCTTCACCAAATCTAATCAATATATCAAACGCCGCACCTGTTAAGGAAGGTGACATACGTTGATCATATGCACTATAATCCCCAGCTACAATTCGATCCGGACCATACTTGCATATGTGATGGTGCATTTCATCCCACTCTTCACTCAAAGCATTAATACCAACAGCACACTCCGAAATCAAAGGGTACATGCTCAATTGAGCAACCAAAGGCAAAAAATACTTCCTCAAAAGCATCTTCAATACTACAGGAGCGGCTTGAAAAACACGAGCTTTAGTCGAATTTAAAGGTCTTGGTTCATCCTTCAATGATGCTCGATATACAGCGTTAATCCTATGGCCAGCCAATAAGCGCGCTTCACTGGTTTGAAACTCACCCAAAATGTCATCATCTATAACATAATTGCAAGAATGACCTTCCGTCGGGTTTACCAAAGTGCAAACCTTACTCAAAGGGCCGGATAATGGAAATCCTACTGACGTATTTTGGGGCATCCTATTAACAAACTTATCATTGTCCCAACCATTTATAATGGTAGCCATGTCCAACACTTTAGTAGGTGCAGCAAAAGTCAAAATGTCCTTTAAATAATCCACGGCAGCCTTATGTACTTCCATGGGACTGGGCCCCACACTAATATTGGCAAAACCTTGCATACCCAATTGCCATGGATGCCACTTAGGAACCGCCGGAGGACCAAGCGGAGCTTTATCATGCTGACGCTCAATCCCTAAAACTTCCTGAACCGTTTGGCTTATGTGGGAAACAATAACTTGGGAAGACCGGGTTGCTCCTCCAATGCACGAACCCAATACCGTAACGCAAGAACCGGGTGGCAAAAAATTTGTAGCACACTGCGGTTTAACATCACCCTGAATCATATACGGTTGATTATCTCGTTTAGATGCAAACTGAAACGGGTCTATATCAGTAGAGCTTGCTCCAGCAAACAAACCTACTGCATTTAAACGTGATAAAGCCGAATTAAGTTGACCTTGAGTCAAACACCCTCCAGCTCCATGCGCAGTATCAGCTACACCACCCAAATGAAAACCTATAATTTTGGGGTGCTTACCTTCATTCACCAACGATGCCATGCACATGCCTCTAAAGGTTATCAAATTTTGCAAGGTGTATTTCAATCCGAAATAATGTATACCCTGCACGTCTATTTGACTCGGAACACACCTAGTGCTATCCCTTTTAATGCGACCATCAATGTCTCTAAAAGCAAATCGGGCACCCCAAGAATCAATCACCGTGGTTTCAGGAAAATAGACTGATAAATCCTTAAAATCACCACCCGTGGGTAAATACCACAAGCGCAAATCAGTACCAGGTATATGATAACTCATGTTTTCGGAAACACGACAACTGCATTCGTGACTGTTGTTGCCATGGTCAACGTTTACTTTAACACGCAAATCTGCATCCTCTCGCAAAAAATGATTTGGCAATAACATAAAATGCGTCTTAACCATAAAACCACCGCAAACTTTCAACCCCCACTTAACAAACACCTGATTCTTTTCTCTCATGTTCGACAACTCCTCCCAAGTGGTCGTAGCGCTTGCGTGAGAACCCACCATCGGTTTAGTTACCGCGGAAAACCACGCAGATGGAGTGTTGCGTCTCTCTTCGTACTCTGTTTCATTTGGTTGTAATCTGGATTGTGCATTGTAAGCCTTGGCCCCCTTAAATAATAATTTGATTAACTTAAAAGCTAACCAAGTTGAAAATAATGTGGCGGTACCAGCTACATATATGCGTCCTTCCGTCGTAGTTGTTAAATGATGCTTCAATCTAATTACTTGGGACCGAAAATCCTTGCCCACACAAGTAATAAACTGAGCGTATCTCACACCATACTTCCACATACTATACCACCAAAAAAAACGGCGATATGCAAAAGCGCACCAAGGTCCTATAATAAAAACACAACTAGCCATACCCACTAAAGTGATATAAATAGATTGCGTGACAACACAAAACAATACCATCATGACTGGCAATACTCCTAAATTCGACAAAGATAACCATTTAGGAATAATGTTAAAACAAGAGGTACGTGCTACAGAAGGTAGCGGTGAACCAAAATGTTGTGTAGTACAAAACAAAGCGGCAGCACAAGCACCACAACCTCCGTTGTTAACATCGCTCTCATAAAAAGTGTTAAAATCCACACCGCTTATATTTGCTCCTTCATCACCGGACTGCTTTTCAAAGCACCTGCACTTATTTAACAGACTAGCACACTCTTTACACACCCTCAATCTTTCATGTATCGTAGATTGCCCTTCAACTATTTTAATCTGATTCAATTTGTGGACCCTAGAATCCTTTGCAATATAGTCAGCAGCTTCTGCAATGCTAATGTCTGTTAAAAACTTTTTATCGTGCCAAATTGGTTCGAAAAAACCCTCGTCGGGGCGCCCAACAACAGAACTAGCTCTTGTAACCACCCGTGATAAAGTGATATCCCATAAATCCGGCATATCTCTTTCATGCTCCGGCAATGTAGCTACAAAAGCATTGGCCTTCACCGGATCCATCATGCGTTGACCAGTACCATTATGCAAAGCATAAGCCTCCTTCACCTTTACGGTAACATGTACATTTAATCTGCGCAATATAGAAACTGGTTCAACAGAAAAAACGCTTGCGTTCAAATCACACACATTAGATGTTAATAATATAGTCTTAGGTCTTATCGAAATTTTCCCTTTAGAATCTAAATCAGCCATCAAAGCTAATTCCGGATTGTTATTTGCCCATTTAATCAAATTGGCCAAAGGAGAAGTTTGCAAAAAATTCGAATTCGTATTGCAAATATCATCCATTATAACAGATTCGGTATCAGCCAAATATCCACTAAAATACTTATCATTTTCATTGGACGTTACACGCTTAGCAGGATCTCCTGTTCCGTCACACATTTGTATGGCAATAGTATTCAAAATACTTGCTACAGAGGTTTTACCCACCGATGACGAACCAAAAATCAACATCACATAAGGTGAAACCCTCATTCCACAAGAATTTATCCTGCGTGTTAACTCCATGCGCAATTTAGCCAATTGGGACATACGCTGAAAAATCTGAATTTTTTCTGGACCCCTAGTTATAACGGAATGTAAAGAAGTATAATACTCAGAAAGTTCAGTATTTTCTTGTATATACTCCTGTTCCGTAAAACCTATAGTTTCCCAGTCACTATCAAATGCTCCTGAATAATTGGCGATGTAATTAAGATATCGCTGGTCAAATGAAAAAGACTCTGTGTCGGTATACAAAATGGGCTTAAAAGATTTTTGGGTAAAACACAAATAGCCAACATCCATAAAATATGATGTCGCTTCCAAAACCAACTCTCCTGTATCCACTATGTTCATAGAATCTAATTTCTTTTTCAGGGATTCAGAAAACAAAGGGATACCCGCCACATTAAAATCCAAGCTTAACACCGAACACATTGTAGAACTCACAAGAATGGCTATCAAATCTATCATATATCTGACAAACTTTGAATGTTTCAAAAGTTTCCAATTCTTGATTGATCCTCGCATCAAATCTAAAAAGTCCCCATCCTGCAATTCATAATCTTTTCTTTTCCTACTTTTCTTACGTTTTTTATGATTAGTCGGTAAAACGCTCGATCCCTGAATCTCCCACTCATCAATTGGCCAAAAATCTCCGTCTAAAACAGTGTGCTCAGCTAATAGTGATGTTAAAGTTTCGATAACACTAGCTTGATGATAAATTTTTAAATGAGCTATAACCAACGCAGAAGCATTAACAACGCTAGTGGATGTCCACAAACCCGCTGCTAAAGTAATCATATTTTCTATATTATCAATAGTGGTATGACTAGAGTACCTGCGAAACCACCATTTAATAGATTGAAGCCAAGAAAATGTAGACTGGGTTGAACGAATATTTCTTTCAAAGGTGTTCATTATCCATAAATTCCTCACCGCCAAAGTGCCGCTCCTAAAATTGTTACGAATAAAATTAGTGGCCTGCACAACAGGTTGAAATATAACACACGTGGACAATATACCCCACCAATATTGCGGTAAAGGTTCGTCATCTATACCATATAAATTATCCGGCATTTCTGGTAAATCAAAAGGTCCTGTACAACCGTCCAAAGTGGCTTCTCCGGATTGAAATTTCAATTTCTCTATCTTGTTCTGAATAGTAGAAATTGCCAAATCAATATTAGAATTGGTAGCCTGTTTTTTTGGCATCTGTTTCTTCTTTTGTTGCGCTCCCCGCAACGACCGTTGAAACTCGGTCTTTTTCCTACTAAGTCTACGTTCATACTTAGATCGGGCCATTTCACCTGATTGAACAATTAATTGGTGAATGACACTTTCCCTCACACATCTGGGAGGCTTCGGCAAAATGCCGGTCAAAAAATAATAAAGGAAGTTCTTTAGCATGGAAATCAGGATACTCAAAACAAAGTTCATCATGTTTGTAAGTCCCTAATCTTCCATACCAAAGAGCTTCCAAATCGTTTTAAAAACGAAATTGGAAAGCTCAACTGGTATGCCACAACTTTACTCACTATAAATAGTTTTAAGATGTGATATGAATCCACTTGGATTCAACAAAAAATGCTATGTATTGATGCAATATAAATGAATGCGAGGTAATGAGCCTCAGCGCTATCCAAATCGCGCACATCAAAATAACACATATCGTGGCAAATGAAGACCGAGTTAATGCAAATGCCTCTGCATTCCCTCGCGGGGGGGGCGCCTTATTCCCCATAGAATTGTATTTTATTTAGGTTACAATTGGCAAAAACCTCTTTTTAGCTTTTCATTTTTACTTCTTGCAGCTCGGAAGGTTCGAAGTTTGCGTCGACTAGACGTTCAGTTTCTGGTCGTTTCTGACAAAACGTGAATTTTTAACGATAATTCATAATCGTGGCTTTAATTTAATGTGGAAAGCTACCACATAATATTCCCTAGGCAATCGACCTAGGACAAGTATTTCTAACTTCGTTTCGATTGTAGTAGTCAAGTGATAATCATTATTTTTTAGATTAAGACTAAATCAGTAAATGTATTCCCATAGATGAGATCTCAAAATAGAGATCAAAACACATGATACGTATAAGAAGCGATAGTTCCAAATCATAAACCGTGCAACTGAGTAATTAAACTCACTCACACGCCCTATATTCAGAATTCCCATTTTCAGGTTGAATTCTATACACAGATCAATGTAGT